GCCATTCGCGCTGGCGCAGCAGCTCGCGGGCCTCGCGCGCCCGCGGCTCCGGCACCGGTGCGGTGCCGCGCTCGAGGTGACTGCGGAAGACCTTGCGCGGCTGGCGGATGCTCCTCCTGTGCCGGCGAGCGTTGGGTATGTCGCATATCCCATCGACGAGGATCCCACCGAGAAGTACGCATGATCCTCGCCACCCTCTGCTTCCTGCTCTCCGGGGCCTGTTTCGCGATCCTGTACTGCCAGGCGGTGATGCGTGGCGCGACGGTCCGCCAGCATCTGCGTGATGCGTTCCGGGCCGCGGCAAAGGGTGAGTCGCCTCCGAGGTGGCGGCCACGACCGGCGTGCCCGGTGGATCATGAGCGGATCGCTGAGCTTGAACAAGAGATGGGGATGGAGCCGCGGCCATGACCACCGCCCCATCCGTCCGCGACCTCGCCGCCGCATACTGGGCGCCCACCGACGACGACGGCTCAGACCGCGAGCTCGCCTTGAAGTGCAGCCGCGACCTGCGCGCCTTCATCCGCGAGGCGTGGCCCCTGTTGGAGCCTGCGCGGCCGTTCGTGGCGAACTGGCACATCGACTGCGTGGCCGAGCATCTGATGGCGGTGAGTGCGGGGGAGATCCCGCGGCTACTTATCAACCAGCCTCCAAACACGACGAAGAGCGCCACGGTCGCCGTGTGCTGGCCGGCATGGGACTGGACGCTGAACCCGCACTTGCGATGGCTGTTCGCGTCCTACTCGCAGACGTTCGCGTTCCGCGACTCACGCAAGATGCGCACCCTGATCCTCAGCCGCGGCGGCAAGCCTGAGGGCAGCCTGTTCGAGCGCCGCGGCTATCAAGGCGTCCTCGCGCTACTCGGCCAGGCGTGGCGGCTCGCTGAGGACCAGAACGCGAAGGGCCGCTATGACACGACGGCGGGCGGGATGCGGCTCGCTACGGGCATCGGTGGCGGGGCGACAGGAGACCACGGCGACCGTATCTGCGTCGACGATCCGCTCAACCCGCAGCAGGCGTACAGCGCGGCTGATCGCGGCACGGTGAATCGCTGGTGGGACGGCACGATGAAAAGCCGGTTCATCGACGAGCACGCCGCGGCCGTGATCGTGCACCAGAGACTGCATAGCGATGACCTGACGGGCCATCTGCTCGCCGCGGAGCGCGAGGATTGGCATCACCTGTTCCTGCCCGCTGAGTACATGCCCAGCCACCAGTTCACGTACCCGGCGAAGGCCCTGCTGCCGTCGGGCCGCGTCATCGACGGGGATCCGCGCACCGAGGCCGGCGAGTTGCTTGACCCGGTCCGGCTGAGTGAGGCTGTGCTTGCGTCGCCGCGCAAGACGCCATCGGTTTACGCCGGGCAGTACCAGCAGCTGCCCGCGCCGGAGGGCGGCGGCATGTTCAAAGAGGAGTGGTGGACGCGGCGCTGGGAGCCGGGCTTCGACGTCTACCTTGAGCATGGCTTCGATCGCGTCATCCAGTCGTGGGATATGGCGTTCAAGGCCACGAAGACATCCGACTTTGTGACCGGGCAACTCTGGGGCTTTCATGGAGCTGACTGCTACCTGTTGGCGCAGGTGCGCGGCCGCCTGGACTTCGCGGCAACGGTGCATGCCGTTCAGGCGTTGACGGACTTTGAGCCGCGAGCGCTGGCAAAACTCGTCGAGGACAAGGCGAACGGGCCGGCGGTCGTGAGCGCGCTGCGTCGCAAGATCCCAGGGCTCATCGAGATCACTCCGCAGGGCTCGAAGTATGCGCGTGCGCAGGCCGAGAGCCCACGCGTCGAGGCTGGCAACGTGATCCTGCCCGCGGCCATTACTATCCCGTGCCCGTCGCATTACGTGGACGAGGGCGGCCAGCGCCACGCGTTGGCGCCGACGACGGTGGCCGATTACATCCATGAGCATGCTGTCTTCCCGAACGGCGCGAACGACGACATGATCGACTGCCAGTCCCAAGCACTCACCTGGGCGAACCCCCAAGCCCGCAACCGGGTGGCCGAGATGCCGGGCGAGGCGCGGCCGGAGTCTGTGATGAGCGGAATAATGGAAATGCGATTCTGAATGGAGGCTGGCGATGCCTGACCCGGATATGAGACGTGGGGTACCTGACGCTGTGCTGGCGGCGTTCATTGAGGCGAAGGGCGCCAGGGCCGCGCGCGAGGCGGTGGGGCTGCCTCCTGAGCCGTCGCGGCGCGATCGGTTGGCCTATGCCGTGGCCCGCCTTCGTGAGCGCCTGTCGCGGCGATGATGGCCGCGCCTGATCGCGCTCTACTCGCCGACATCCAGCGTTCAGCGGGGCTGCTGTGGTGGCTGCAGTGGCAGATCGGGCAGGCCGACCCGTCGCCGGTACTGAGTGCCGTGTACGACTGTGAGCGCCAACGCCTCGACGATCTTTGCGCCTTGGCTCCCGACGCGCTCACCGTGGCGCGTGCCGAGCAGACGGGGCGGCAACTCACGCAGATGCTCTGCGAGTTCGCGAACCGCTTGGAGCCGTAGACTCCATGCCTGAAATGAAAGCGCCCCGGCGACGCGTCAACGTCCCGGGGCCGACACAGGAGAGTGACCTCCCATGCATGATGGAACGGTAGTGAGTCGGGCGGCGCCGGGATCGGCCGCGTCGCAAGCTGCTATGACGACCGACATCATCCTTGCCGATGCGTCGCAAGCGCTGGACGCACTGCCCCCCTTGCGTGAGGCGGCGGCCATTGTTCTCAGGCTCGTCGAGGAAGGCGCTGCGGGCACGTTGGATGAGGCGCGGCGGCAGTCCGAAGCACGAGCCCTGTATGAGAAGCGCACGCACAGTCAGGAACGTGCTAACCACTACTCGAAGCTACGCCTCTTAGCCGAGGCGGGGCTGGGCGTCCTGTCGTTCGAGGACCCGCAAGTGGTTCCGGCGGCGAGTCGTCGGAGCGCCTACCGAGCGCTAGCAGCGGCCTTGGAGCGCGGCCGCTTTGTGGATGTCTGCGACAAGCGGATAAATGGCCAGAGCTTTACGGCTGATTCCGTAGCACACGACTTGAGGGGGATGGGTGTCACGTACGTCCCCGGGCGTGCCTTCGACGCCCCGGCGCCGATCCCTTGGTCGAGGGCGAGGATCATGGCGCGAGACGCTGGGATAGCTCTCTCCACGCTGCCTCTAGATAGAACCATGAGAGACCGGATGGCGGCGGCGGCAGTCGCGCAGAGCGAGAGGATGGGCCGCCTTTATGAAAGCGAGCAGCGCGAACGGCGAGCAAGGATCAGCAAGGCGGTGGCTGCTGCGGCCTCGGAGCGCGGACCACGCACCGACATCGCGTATGGCCGTCTGCGGCAGGCGCTACAGGCGCTTGACGCCGCTTTGCAGGAGGCGGTGGGTGAGGAGCGGGAGGATCTTGAGGCTGCCATGGTTTCGATGTACTCGGCAGAGGAACACATCGGCAAGTCGCTGGGCGTTGTGCCGCGAGACGAATACCACTATGACCGCAAAACATGGCTGAGCACGTAGTGCGCGATTATGGCTGCCAATGTCTGCTCCCGGCGGCACTGATGGTCCGCACGCGGTACCCGGGCATCTACAAGCGCGGCGGTAGCTACGTCGTCGTCTGGGTTCACCGCGGCAAGCAGCACAAGTCGTTCCACGCGACGCTCGCCGAGGCGCGCGAGGCGAAGGGGAAGCGCAACGGCGGCGACCGCGCTCCCGTGACGCGGCAGCACTTCGAGGACTACGCGCTGGCGTGGCTCGACAGCTACCGGGGCCGCACGAGCCGAGGTCTCGCCGACTCGACGCGGGCCGCGTACCGCGACTCGATCGAGCGCCTGGCGATCCCGCACTTGGGGCGCTGCAAGCTCGCCGACGTCGACCCGCCGATGATCCGCGAGTTCATTGCGGCACTGGAGGCCAGCGGGCAGTCGGCGGGGTCGATCCGAAAGCACTTCGCGCCGCTGCGCGCGATGTTCGCTACCGCGTTCGAGGACGGCGCGATCCGCACGAACCCGGCGCAGGTCCGCGTCGTCGTGCGTGACGGCCGCCAGCGCCGCCGGCCACCGACTCCGACACGCGAGCAGTTCCCGGCGCTCGTTGACGCGCTGCCGTCGCGCTGGCAGCTCCTCGTCGTGTTCATCGGCTCGACCGGAGTGCGGATCGGCGAGGCGCTGGGCCTGGAGGTCGGCGACCTGCACTTGGACGGCTCGGCGCCGTTCGTCGCCGTCGAGCGCCAGGCCGGCCGGGGCGCTACGACGAAGCTCAAGACGGAGGCGTCACAGCGCGAGATCCCTATCCCGCGCGCCCTGGCCGACGCGCTCGCCGAGCACGTCGCCGAGCACGGGCACGAGGTCGTGTTCTGCACGCTCGACGGCCGGAACCTGCTGTACCGCAACGTCTTGCGAGTGCTGCACAAGGCGCTCGAAGACGCCGGCCTGCGCGAGCCCGGCTTCGGCTTCCACGCGCTGCGCCGGATGGCGGCGTCGTTCTTCGAGGCAGCGGCACGGACCGACACGCAGATCGCCGCGGTGCTCGGACACTCCGACGGCGGGCGCCTGGCCCGGCAGACGTACCTGCGCCCGGTCGACGGGATCGGCGGTCCGCTGCCTGACAACGTGATCGCGATGCCACAGCTATTGCCGCTGGCCCGCAAGACGCGCAACGAGATCGTGCGAGCGTTGGGTGTGCAGTGAGCGAGGCTGAGGCGACCGTAACTCTGCCGCCGGAGTTCGTTGAGGCCGTCGCCGAACGCGTCGCAGAGTTGCTGGTCGCGCGCGACAGTCGCGCGAGAGACCCGTGGATAGGCGTCGAGGCGGCCGCCGAACATCTGGCTTGCCCTAAGAGCCGGATCTACGCGCTCACTTCAGCGGGGCGCATCCCATTCGAGCGGGACGGCTCGCGTGTGTTGTTTCGCCGTTCGGCGCTGGACGCGTGGCTGACGGCGGGCGGGGGCATCCGGCCGTGACCGATCCCAACCCCAAGTACACCGCCGACGAGATAGCCACGCTGCTGGCCGTCACCCGCCGCGCACTGGCCCGCCTCGCCGTCCTTGAAGAACGCATGGCGGTCATGGAGCGCCGCCAACACGACCTCGACGACATCGCGGAAACAGTGGAAGGCATCGGCAAGATCGCACGGGTCGGGATGGTCGATGATCAGCGTGTCCGCGACCTTGTGAACGCCACGATGAACAAGCGGCTGACGAAGAAGGGCAAGGCCATCGGCCGCGACCTTGGCGGGGAGTTCGAGTAGCTGCCTGATTGACCCGCCGCGCCACGGCGCACCTAGCGTTTGGGCGTGGCCACCATCACATCTGCCGCGCCGATTCGCCTCCAGCCCGCGTGCCCCGACTGCGGCGGAAGTCTGACGCAGGACACCGGGATACGCAGCAGCGGGCTGTCGATCAGCGAGTTCCTTGGCCAAGGCAGCGACGTGGCCATGCGCCGCTACTGGTGCCAGTCGTGCCGCGCTATGAAGACCGCGGAGCGCGTCTACCGCGCTGGCCGTGTACGGATCGGTGCGCGGCCCTGATGGCCATCGTCAACATCGACCGCGACGGCGAACGGGTCGCGATGATCAGCGCGGACTACTTCACGCGCGACGAACTGGACTGGTTGGAGTCGGCGGCGAGGCGCGCGGCAGGCGACGACATCGCGGCTGGCCTTGGCACTTGTGATGTGCTGACGGCCTTGGCTCGCAAGCTCGCGTTCCTTGCGCGCGGCCCGAGCGCGGCATGAGCAAGCTCGCGGCTGACCTTGCCGCTGCCCGCGTGACCGGGCCGAAGGGCGCTCAGAAGTCGAGCATCATCCCTGAGTTGTCTGGCCAGGGCGCAACCACCGGCCTGCCGGGATGGTCGTACTTCCTGCCGCCCGAGCGCGAGCTTGCGCCGGCATGGACGGGCCGGCAGCGCACCGAGACCGTCGAGTCGATGCTCAACGATTCGCAGGTGACCGCGCTCTGGCAGGCCGTCCGGCTCCCGGTGCACCGCTACCGCATCGCCCTGGACCCGCGTGACGCCGATCCCGTGGCCGTAGAACTCTTGGCCTCGGACCTTGGCGTCCCATTGATCAGCGATACGGACGAGCGGTCAAGCACCCCGATCAACCAGTTCTCTCAGCGCCGCCACCTGGACCGCGCTCTTGAGGCCTTGCCTTACGGCCACGCGGTGTTCGAGCAGACCGGCTACATCGACGAGGCCGGGTATTGGCGGCTGCAGGACTTGCCGCCGGTGCCGCAGTGGACGATTGATGACGCGAACTCGTGGGTGCCTGACAAGCACGGCAAGCTCGTCGAGGTTGTGCAGTGGGGATCCAATCCGCCGGTGAAGTTGAAGGCCGATCATCTCGTCGTGTTCACGTGGCAGGGCAAGCCGGGCGATCCTCGTGGACGTTCTATGTTGCGGCCGTTGTTCGGCAGTTTCCTGATGCGTGACCGCACGATGCGCGTGATGGGCATGAGCGCGGAGCGCACGGGGATGGGGATCCCTGTCGGCAAGGTGTCGCCGGGTGCCGTCGCCGGGGCACGCGAGAAAATGTCGTCGTTGCTGGGAGGCATGGCGGCTGGCCACGACACGAACCTTGTCCTTGAGACCGAGGGTGACATTCGCCACGAGGTCATGCTGATGGGCGTCACGGGGCAAACCCCGGATCTCGTCGCGATGCTGCGCTACCACGATGAGGCGATGGCCCGCGCGATGCTCGCCATGGTCATGCAGACGGGGACGACGCCGAACGGGTCGATGGCCGGCAGCGAGAACCTCGACAACCTGCTCAAGATGTTCCATGACGCGGTCGTCGACTGGTACTGCGACTCGATGACTGACCAGTTGATCCGCCGCTGGGTGGAACGCAACCCGGTCGGTGACGGCATCCCGCGGCTCGTGGGGGAGCGCCGCTCCGATGAGGTTGCGCCTGCCGCTGAGCCCGTCGTTGATGCCACGGTCGTGGAGGATGAGCCTGCGCGGCTGCCTGTCGCGGCTCGCCGGCGCGGGCCCGTCGCCGCGTCTGCCGCGGAGCCGAACCTCGCCCGCAAGCAGCGCGCCACCCGCTCGGCGTTCGCGGCCACCGTCGGCCGTGACCTTCGCCGCGACCCGTCGAGCATCGAACTGGCCGCGGCCGTGGACTTCGCGACAATCGAGCAGCAGTACGTGGCGACACAAGCGAACGTGGCCGCGGCGCTCGTGGCAATCCGCGACGAGTTGACCGCGGTAGCGGTGCAGCAGGTCGCCGGGATGGCAGAGGTTGAGCCGTTGACGCTGGGCGACACGTTGGCCGCGATCCTCGAGGCGCACGCCCGCGCGCAGGACGACGGGCCGCTCGTCGCGTTGCTCGTGGCCCTAGCGATCGCTGGGGTCAATCAGGTCGTGGGCGAGGCGGCAAGGCAGGGCGTCGAGCTCGCGGCCAGCATCGACTACCAGGCGCGCGCCGAAGCGGATGCTGCTGATCTGATGCGGCGCATGGCCCGCCAGGTCGCGGAGTCAGCGGCGAGCGCGGCAAGGGCTGGTGTTCCATCCGGCCTCGCGGGCGGCCCGGCTTCCCTCGTGATCGCTGAGCACTTGGGTTCGCTGTCGTCCGCCGCGGCCGAACAGGCTGCGGCGGGAGCAGCGAGCAGGGCGCAGAACGCGGGGCGGGTGGCGGCGATTGCGGCGGGCGACCCGATATCCGTGGTGGCCTCGGAGGCCCTCGATATCAACACGTGCGGCCCATGTCTCCTGATCGATGGCCGGGAGTATGCGACGGTCGCGGATGCGCTCATCGATTACCCAGCGGCAGGATTTCGGTCATGTGACGGCGGCGAACGGTGCCGCGGCACCATCTTCGCCCTGTTCGCTATCACGCCTGAGACTGCGCCCGCCACGGCCACGGCGTGACCCACCTTCACGTCGCCGAGTTCACCGATCAGGAGCGCCGCGCCCTGGAGATCGCCGCGCAAGCCTGGATGGGTTCGACGCCGATCGCGCGGGCCGGCGCGAAGCTGGCGCACGGCTGTGACGCGGGTGTCGCGGTGACGGCACTCAGGGCGATCGCGGCTACGGCCGATCCTCCGCAGGTGTTCAACGGCGAGGTGGCGCAGCGACAGACACGGATCGCGGTCGATGCGTTGTTGACGCTGGGTGACGAGCATCCGGACGCTGGCCGCGGCTGACGTTCACCGCCCGCGCCGATGGACCTTGCGCGCGCAACGAAATCTAGCGTTGACGGGGTGCCCGACGACCGCTCGCTGACCGACACGCCAGAGCAGCGGCCGGGCGTCTACTGCGCGTGCTTGACCGACTTCGGGCTAGACCCCCGGAAGGTTTCGCTTCGTTGCCCCCACATGGCTGAGCATGCCGCGGGACTCGACGCAGCGGTCGCGCGGTCCGCTGAGCATGAGGCCGCGCAGGGCGGCGGCGAGTACTGATGGCCGCGGCCGAAGACGCCACGGTCGTGCAAGTGGTTGTGCTGAGGCGGCAGGGTTGGTTGCAGCAGGACATCGCTGATGCGTTTGGGGTGAGCCTGGCGTCCGTGGGCAACTGGACGAGGCGTGATGCCAGCAGCTATGCGCCGCACATCGCGAAGCTGCGGGAGCGCAACCGAGCGGCCCGCGGCGGCAACGTCCCGTACGAAGACCGGGAGTGGCTTCGCGTCCGCTACGAGGACCGCGATATGACCATGCGCGACATCGCCGCCGAGGCCGACTGTGGCCTACGAACAATCGCTAGGTGGCGAAAGCTTCACGAGATACCGGCACGGCTGGACAATCGAAACCCGTATCCACGCGGGCGCGCCCACCACCACTGGACGGGCAAGGGGATCTGTGAGTGCGGTGCCCGGAAATCGAATCACTCGGCGCGCTGCCGCAAGTGCGCATCGCGAGAGCGAACAGTGGTTGGCGACGTGATGGCGATGGTGCGTATGTGGACCTTCGACCACTGGCGTCTTGAGGTGTTCGCGCGCGACGGGTACCGCTGCATGGAGTGCGGCGATACACGCGGCGGCAACCTCCACGCGCATCACAAGGTTCATCTGTCGGCGATCGTCCGCGACCGCCTCACGACATGGCAGTGCGATGTCAGAACGATGACGCCAGATGAGCGCTGGGAGCTCGCACACCGGATCACGGCAGATCCAGAGGTGCGGTCGCTGGACAACGGCATAACGCTTTGCGCCGAGTGTCATTGGTCTGAGCACGAGCGCGCGGGCTGGCTTTATCCCCTTCGGCGCAAGGCTGCCTGATGGCCATTGGCCCCGCCTACACCTATACCGCGCGAGCGCTCCGTGTCGTGGATGGCGATACATGCCTCCTCGAAATCCAACTTGGACTACGCGTCGCGACCACGCAGATGATCCGCCTCGCGCACGTCAACACGCCGGAGTTGAAGGACGCTGGCGGCGCGGCAGCGCGCGACCGTTTCCGCGAACTACTGGCCGTCGAGCCGCTGACCGTCACCACGACGCGGGACAGGACCGAGAAATTCGGGCGCTATTTGGCTGTTGTAGTCAATGCCGATGGCGTTGATGTGGGCGCCCAATTGCTCGCGGAGGGCATGGCGGTTCCATACGAGAGTGGCCGACGCTAGGCGCCGAGCGCCCTGCGAGAATGAACGAAAGCGCCCCCGCGCGGTTGGAGCCGCCGGGGGCTGACACGAGAGGAAGCACCCTCCCATGCCCGACGAACCGTACCTGCTCATCCCGCTGCGCCGGCGTGACGGCACGATCCGCGCCCACGCGATCATCGACGAGTCAGACGCCGCGCTCGCGGAGGCTCGGTGGTGCCAGTTACCGAGCGGCTATGTCACGCGGCAGACGACGGTCGACGGCGTCAAGCGGACGCTGTATCTCCACCGCGTGGTTCTCGGCCTCTCGCTTGGCGACGGTTTGCAGGGCGATCACGAGAACGGCAACCGTCTCGACTGCCGCCGCTCGAACCTACGCGTCGGGACGCACGCGCTCAACGGGCAGAACATCCAGCGTGTCGGCGGGACGTCGGCGCATCGCGGAGTGAGTTGGGATAAACGCAAACGTAAGTGGCGAGCGGATGTGCGGCTCAACGGCCGACAGGCATCTCTCGGCTACTTCGATGACGAGCAGAAGGCTGCCGATGTCGCCCGGGCCTACCGTCTCGCGCATCTCCCGTTCACGAACGAAGAACGGAACGACGCAGGGCTGCACTGATGGACTAGGCGGGAGCGGTCGCACCTAGCGTCTCGGGTGTGCCCGCTCCCGCTTTCCTGTCCGGCGCCGATGTGCCGGACTACTTGATTGGCGTCGAACTGCTCACGGCCGGGATGGAGTGGCCTGCTTCGACGGGCCCGGTCACGATCACGATGGAGCACTTGGCCGACGCGGTTCGCGCGTCCAACGACCCGCACATCCAGGTCCCCCGGATCAAACTCGGCCACACGTCGAGCATCAACGGCGACCACGAGGATCACAACCCCTTCGCGGCGCTCGGAGACGCCGAGCCATCGTTCGGCCAGTTCGTCAACTTGCGCCTTGAGAACGACGGCGCGGTGTTGGTTGCGGATGCCACGAACATCCCCGCATGGCTTGCTCAGATAGCCCCGGCCGCTTACCCGAACCGTTCCTCGGAGGCCACGTGGAACGTCGATTCGCCGTCGGTCGATGTGCAAACGAACGGAGGGCGGCGCTATTCGTGTGTGGTGACCGCGGTGAGTTTGCTCGGCGTGGTCATCCCCGCTATCGGCGATCTAGAGGACCTGACACCACTTCTCATGGCCGGACCTTCTGCAGCCTCAACTTCAGCGTCAGTCTCCGACACGGACCTGAGCGTTTCACACTCCACGGTGCGCGATCGTTTCAACTGGGAATGGGCGGTCGAGCGCGAGGGCAACGACTTCGACGGCGACACGACGTGGTGGTGGGCGCGTGACGTTCGCGTAGATGACGACGAGATCATCGCCGACGATGACGAGGGCCACTTGTGGGCCGTCCCGTTCACCACGGACGGTGAGGACACCATCACGTTCGGCGACCCGGCGCGTGTCCGGCAGACCTTCGTTCCGGTAGCCGCAGCGCAGATCGCTTCGTTCTCTCGGCCCGACAAGCAAGCCGAGCGCCCTGCCGTGATTGCCGCGGCCAAGCCTTCCCGCAAGCCTGCCGCAGCCGCGGCAACTGATCCTGCCGCCACTCGGCGGTCTGACCCCGAAGGAGACGCCATGACGGAAGATGTCAAGGACATCCTCACTGGCCTGGGGCTCGACCCCGATACGGCCACTGAGCAGCAGGTGCAGATCGCGACGAACGCGGCGGCGTACGCCATCGCGACCGCTCCGAAGCCAACGGCCGATGCGCCTGAGGTCCCGCAGGCTGACGCTGACGCTGAGGGTTCGGCCGACGCCGATGCTGACGCCGACGTCGAGGCACCCGAGCGCGTCCCCGTCGCCGCGAAGGTCGAGCCGGACCCGATCCAGGCCGCGAAGGACGCGGCGATGGCCGACATGTCCGCCCGCCTCGAGGCGATGACGCAGCGTGAGAACGCTCGCCTCACCGCCGAAATGAAGACGCGCCGTGACGCGAAGGCGACCGCGGCCGTCGGCGACAAGATCACCCCCGCCGAGCGCGAGCACTACCGCGCCCTGTACGACATCGACGAGGAGCGCACCGACGCGCTGCTTTCCTCGCTGCCTTCGGGCCGCGTGCCGATGGAGGCCCGCGCCGAGGCCCCCGATCCCGACGCTGACCAGTTCACCACGGATGACGGCTTCCTGCCGGAGAACGTGTCCCTTCTGACCCACGGCCAGCGTGGCGAGCTTCGTGCCCGCCGCGGCGCATAGGAGCCTGAGATGCCCACCTGTTCCCCGCTCTACGATCCCGCCGAGGCGTTCACGGGCCGTGCCACTGGCGCGCTTGTGACCGGCTGCCGGATCGTGACGGTCGCGGCCACGAAGACCGATGGTCAGCCCACACCGATCAAGCATTGCGGCGCGGCTGACCGTCCGATCGGCGTCAGCGCCGCGGATGCCGCTGACGGCGACGTCACGGCGGTCTACCCGCCCGGCATGATCCTGCCGGTTCTCGTTGGCGGGACCGGCGCTGTCGCCGGCTCACGCGCCGAGGTGCTGGCCACCGGCACGGTGCAGACGTTCGCTGCCGGGACGCCGGTCGGCGTTTTTCTCACCACGACCGCTGCCGCGGGGTTCGCCCTCGTTCAGCTCCAGTTCTGAAAGGGGCTGACTGACCATGCCACCCATCCCCGTCGCGGGTCTGCCGGTAGGAACCGGCGCGACCGTCACTGCGGACAACATCACTGTCAGCTACCTGCTGCAGAACCCTCGCGTCATCGACCGCCGGATCGGCGAGGCAACGGAGTTCGAGTACTTCGCCGACAAGATCCTGCCGAACGTCGGTGCTCCCGGCGGCGGCGTCATCATCTACCAGGAGTGGGATCCGCGCTACACGGTCATGGACCGCAAGCCGGAGGAGCTCGCACCTGACGCCGAGGTTCCGCTTGCCTCAGGGTTCGAGGGTGAACTGAAGGTCGTGCGAGCCAAGGCCGACGGTCTGGGCTACACGGTCACCGACACGCAGCGCGAGCGCAACATGCGCTTCGTCATCGACCGCAAGGAGCTCGCGCTCGCACATTCGATCGCGGACAACTTCAATGCTCGCTGCGGGTCATTATCTTCAGCAGGTTTTTGAAGAAAAGTTCGGGTACGATCTTAAAGAACATCTTGAAATAATCATTTTAGGCATAGTGTTAATCACTACCGCTCCTGTTATTTATAAATTATTCGTGGGTACGGACTGGTCGGCGCTCATCACGGACGGCATGAACCCCGATCCGCTCGCTGAGTGGCCGCATTCGACGCTCGCCAGGATCAACGCGGACCAGAAGGTCGCGCGTGTCCCGTGGCGCTACGACGCGATGATCGCTCACCCGCTGGACATCTGGCGGCTCAAGTCGATCTACCTGAAGGACGCGGGGACCGCGGGCGTCGCGTCGATGACATCCGATCAGAGCCTCGGCACCCTGTCGATGAAGCTGGGCCTGCGCATGATCATCGAGGACAACACGGGCGGCATTCCGCGCGGCCGGCCGATCCTGTTCTCGCAGGGCAACGTCGGCGGCACCGCGTGGGAACGCCCGATCAAGACGGAGATCGTGCCGGAGCGCCGCCGCCTGCGCGACGTCGTGCAGTGCACCGGTTCGGCCGCGTACTTCGTTGACAATCCGTTCGCGCTGCTGCAGCTGACCGGCGTCGCGACCGCGGACGGCGGCACCTGATCATGAGTCCCCTGGTTGAGATCACAGCGGTCGGAGGGTTCGTCAAGATCGACGGCTCCGACCGCTACTCGCCGGTCATCCATGGCCAGCGCGTGAGCGTCAGCGACGAGGATGCCGAGCGGCTTGTCGCCAACGGCACCGTGCAGCTCGTGGACACGCTGGCCGCGGCCGAGAACGCCGAGGAGCAGCAGCCCGACAGTGGCGCCATCGACCTCGAGGCGATGACAGTGCCGGAGCTGCGCAAGTTCGCTGATGACCGGCGAATCAACCTGGGCGCGGCTCAGAAGCGCGTTGAGATCGTCGACGCGATCAAGGCATCTGGAGGTGCTGCCTGATGGCCATATTGACTCGTGACCGCCGGACCCCGATGCGGGTCGTCGAGCGGTCCATCACGGAGACGACCGGGGCTGGCGTGTACACCGCGTCGGTTTCGCTGCCGGCCGGGGCGACGATCCTTGACATCACGGTCAGTGGTGTCGCCTTGTGGAACACGGCGACTTCGGCGACGTTGAAGGTCGGCGACACGGCGAGCGACAACGGGTTTTTCACGGCGGTGAACCTCTTGGCCACGGACCTGCTTGCGGGCGAGGCGCTCACACTGTTCGCGCCGGGCGGCAAGCAGGGCGCGTACATCGTGCCCGGCATTGCCGATGACGCCTACCAGGTCAATCGGTTGTATGTCGCGACGGCCCGTGTCATCACCGCGATCGTCACGACGGTGGGTGCGACGGGTTCCGCTGGCCGCACACGCCTGATGGTTGCCTACGCGGCGCCGCTCGCCGCTGACGTGGCCGCGGCCACGAAGGTCTAGCCGAGGTGGCCAACACGTTCGGATACGCGGCCGGGACTGCCGCGGCCACGGTCGATGTTCCCGCCGGCTCGCAGTTGCGGGCCGTGCGGGTCGTCGGCGCGGCGACGGTCGTGATCGCGGGCGGCGCGTCGATCACGGTCCCCGTCTCGACGACGTTCGAGGTCGATGTTGTCGGGGATGTCGCGGCCGGCGCGGATGTCGTGATCGGCGGGACCCCGGCCGCCTATTTCGTGTCGTGGATGTCGTGACCATCACCCCTTACTGGAGGCTGCGATGCCCCGATTGATTCCGCCCGAGCTGGGCAACGGCAGGCGCCCGAGCGACCCGCTGTACGAGCGCAGCGGTCCCGACGGTCCGCTGGTCCCGGTGCTCGACGTCGCCGATGACACGCATGATCTCGTAGGCCACGTTCACGTCGCCGCGCTGGACCCTGAAGACGACACGGGTCTACTGCTTGGCGCGATCGTCCTGCTCGACAATCAGCGGCCCATTGACGGGTCCGCGCCCGGCCCGCTCACGGTGCATGTGGGTGCATCAACTCTGCATGAGGCGGCGACCGAGGTTCTTGTGTGCGTGTCGCGGCTCGCACTCGACATGCCCGAATGGGTCGCGTCATCGGATGAAGACCTGGCCACGGTGTTGGCAGAGAACTACACCGTGAAGGGCTACTCGGTCTGCAAGGTCATTTCGCTGGACGACGCTGCAAAGGAGGGATGACCTATCACCAGAGTGGCCGTAGGGCGTGATGCAGAAAGCGACTCGCTCCTGGGTTTCATCACCGGCTATAAGGGCACGTCCACGACGGCTCCGACTGCGACGACGTACACCACCGATGGCGTCAACATCCCGCTCAACTCCGTCGTTGGCAGGATCCTCGTCGCGGTCGGCGTGTTCGGGATCATCCAGTCCAACACGTCGGCCGCGTCGTCGGTCGTGACGATCGACCGCTGGTATGACGTGGCGGCGCTTCCGGCGACGGTCGGCACGGCTGCTGCGGCGACACCGGCCGTGGGCACGTGGCAGATCCTGCCGGGCAACTGCCCTGGCGCGTACATGGGTCTGACCGCGACGGCGACCGCTGCCGTTGACGGTGACACGGTGCTGACGGGCGAGATCGCAACGGCGGGCGGCGGCCTGATCCGGGCGCTCGCGACGTACGCTCACACCGCGGCTGGTACGACGACCACGCTGACGAAGACGTTCACTTGCAACGGCTCGGACACGCTGCCGGTGACCGTGGCACAGGTGGGGATATTCCAAGGGGTTGTCGTCGCAGCATCGCGCATGATCTTCCGCACGGTGTTGAACGCGACGATGACCTTTAGTTTGGCCTCGGATCAGGGGAGCGTCACGCACACCACTACCCTGTAGAATGTCACGGTGCAGGCGACAGGGCGGACAACCGTCTGGAGAGCTTGCAGCTACGCAAGGATTGCGGCTCTCACAACGTCGTGCCGATCGACCTGCACTGACTATCCCTCGCGCCCGTGGATGGACGCGAGGCGGGTCGCCGGGTCTAGGGTCGGTGGCAATGCTTCGCTACCGACCGACTAGGGGTCCTGCCATGCGCCGCCTTGCTTTCACGCTCGCCACGCTGGCCTGCGTATTTCCTGCCACGGCCGGCGCTGCGGTTCTTCCTTGCGACTCTGAGGTCAGTTCGGCTGCGGCACTGGTTGCCGCGGCGGGCAGTTCGGCGAATGAGGGCAAGGTCGTGTGTGTCGCGGCCGGTAACTACGGTTCGCCCTCATTCGTGAACGTCAGCCATGCGGCGAAGGTGACGCTGCGTTCCAAGGAGCCGCATAAGGCGATCGTGGATGGCTTCGAGTTGAGCACGGTTACGGGCTTGCGCTTGGAGGACTTCCGGGTCCTGAGCGGTATTGACTTTCGCGGGCAGGATGCTGCGCGCGTCGAGATCGTCGGTAACAACATCGGGTCGGGGATCGTCGCGGGCGCGCTGATGCTGCCGTGCAAGGCGAGTGACATCCTGATCGAGAATAACTATGTCCATGACATGCGTGATAACGGCTCGTGGTGGTCGGGGTATGGTGTGCGGTCCTCGGGCGATGAGTCGTGTGGTGGTCCTCGACGCGATCTGCGGATCCGTTACAACACGTTCGAGAATCTGGGCAAGGATGCGTTGGAGATCGGGTTCACGCATGGCGGGGAGATTGTCGGTAACGTCGTCAAGGGCGTCAAGCCGGATGTGATGAATCCGGAGGAGCACAGTGACGGTCTCATGTTGTGGGCGGATTCGCGCGACATGCTGATCAAGGACAATCGCTGGAGTGATGGCCGCGGCATCCTGTCGTCAGGCACGAGCGATATCCGCTGGGAGAACAATCTTGTTGTCCGTATTGACGCGTGGTGCTGGCAGAATGGCCCTTCGGGTTCGTTTAGCGGTGCGGCGGTCCGTAACACTTGGGTCCGTAACACGGTTTATGATTGTGGCGATCCGGCTTGGACTGATTCGGGGTTCGGTAAGGGCTTTGGGTTGAACGCGCATGGGACTGTGGCAGGCACTGAGGCTAATCGGCTGGAGCGTAATCTTCTGACGAGCTTTTCGGATAGCGGTGTGTCGCAGTTCGCGGCTTCGGAGAGCAATCTGATAAAGAATGGCGCTGGTACCGGCGCGACGGATCGCGCGTTCTCTCCTGTGTTTGCTGACTTGGTTGATTATCAGGCTACGAATCTGCCGCTGGGGTACGGGGATGTTGGTTACCGCCCGGCTCGCGCGGGACATTCGTTCGGTGGTGCCGCGGTTCCTGGGCCAGCGCCTGCTCCAGCTCCTGCCCCGACTCCTGAGCCTGCCCCGGAGCCTGCTCCTGAGCCAACGCCCGCTCCAACTCCGGAACCGGCCCCGGCGCCCTACAACCCGGCGTGCAAGCCGCTGTGCGACGAGACGATCACACGGCTAATGGGCCGGCTGGATCGCATCCGGGTGATCGCTGACCGAAACGTGTTCACCGCGTCTCGCTCGCAGTTGCGCCAGCGGCTGCTGGACATCCGCGCGATCCTGGGCGAGAACGGAGGCGCGAATGGCTGAGGTTCCTGACCGTGCAGCAGTCGTCACGCTGGGTACCGCTGCGACCGCGATCTGGACGAGCGGTGCGGCCGGGACGTGGATCATCCTGCGGAACATTCACATCACGAACGAGACTGCATCTCAGATCACGGTCACGGTCGGGATCAGCCTGGCCCCTGCTGCTGACGCGGCGACGGGCAAGCGGTTTTTCACGACGATCCCGATCGCGGGGAACTCGGCGCTTGACTGGTCGGGCTTTCAGGTGCTCAAGGGTGGCGCGACGGCCGAAGTGCTGTACGGCCTTGCCAGTGTGGCGAACGCGGCGACGGTCACGGTGTCCGGGGTGACGGGCCCGTGACTCAGAGCATCGTTCCGCCGCCGAACTACCGGGCACCGGGAAGCGTTGCGACGCTCACCGCTCCAGTGGTTGGCGGCGGCATAGCTGAGAACACGCTCATGTCCTACGTCGTGCCGTTGAACTCGGCCGCGGTCGGCACGATGTTCGAGGTTTCGATCATGGGTCGCTTGACCGCGCCCGCGACGGCCACGACGCTGATCTACCGCCTGAAGATGGGCGCGGTCACACTGGCGACGCTCACGACGACACCGGGCAACACCACGGCGGGCCTCGCGTTCTCCACGAAGGCGTTCGTCGTCTGCACCGTAACCGGCGTATCGGGCCGCTTCAACGGCGGCGTCATCTCAGAAGTACAGCTTGTCGCCGTCGCTCAGCAGCACATCGGCAACGTGCCCGGCGCGAACGTGACGAACATCGACACGACGCTAAACCAGAGCCTCGCGCTGACGTACCAGTGGAGTGCTGCGCCGACGTTGTATTCCGCTGAGCTGGGCACGATCAACCTGATCAGGCTCTAATGCCGCTCGGACATGTTCTCGGGCCGCTCGTGACGCTCGGGATGATCGCGCCGAACACGTCGGGCCTTGAGTCGCTGGCGCAGGGCACGGGCATCGGGGTCACGTCGCTCGAGCTCACGATCCCCGCGCGTGATGGATTGATGTGTTTCGTCTGGTGGAAGTTCGCTGTGGCCGATCGGCTGGGCGTGAACTTCAACTCTGCGGCCGGCGGCAACACGGAGCACTGGTCACGCATCTTCACGGCCGGAGATTTCGCGAACCTCGCGGTCACGTTCTCGAACTTCGAGGAGGTGTCGCAGCCCGCCATTCGCTTTGTGCCCGCAACGGACGCCGCGGCATCGCTGGCGGTGATGTCGGTAGCGAACACGGCGGGCGCGGCGAAACCGGCGTTCTTTCAGGTGCAGAAGTCCACGGGCAGTGTTGCCACGATCGGCCTCATCAACAACGGCGCCGGGGAGTGGGTGTCCGTGTCAAACCCGCAGATCACGTCTTTGAAGTTCGCGGGGGCGGGCTCACAGCCAATGGACATTCGCGTCGGATGCTTCGGGAGAAACTTTCCATAGTGTGCAACTGCACCCTAAAAGTACTACGCTGGACACATGGACAAACTCGCTTGGCTTGCTGGTCTGTGGGAGGGGGAGGGCTGTGCTAGCGCGGAGAACCCCCTTCAGAGGGGGCGGCGTTACGGCCCGTATCTGCGGCTCACGCTGGGGATGGTCGATGAGGACGTTGTGCGCGCCGCTCAGTCAGTTGCGGGAGTCGGCATCGTGAAGCTGCGGCCCAGAGCCAATCCGCGCTGGCAGCCTGTGTGGCTGTGGGTTACGGGCAACCAAGGTGATGCCACAGCCCTTCTGCTGCGCTTGTATCCGTACCTGGGGGAGCGCAGGCGGGAGAAGGCTCGCGGGCTGCTGACCAGCAGGCAGAAGTACGAGGTCGTGGAGATTCCCGATCTTCCGCCCTGGACTCCCGATTCGTCGGAGGAAGGACTCTCGTGGCTGGCGGGCTTGTTCGAGGGCGAAGGGTGTATCGGCATGAGCAACGCGAACGGCTACGGGCCGTATGTCCGGTTGGCAGTCGATAGCTCAGACAGGGACGTGTTGGAGTTGGCCCAGGAGATTGCGGGTGGTGTCGGGAGAATCACTGAGGCGACGCGGAGGGAGGAGTCCCCCCGGTGGAAAACCCGGTGGAAGTGGCGTGTCAGCGACCAGGCACAAGCAAAGGCGTTGCTGACCGACATGCTGCCGATGCTTGGCCTTCGGCGTTCAGAGAGGGCGCGAGAGGCGCTGGCCTCTCAGCCGACGAGGCCAGAGGGGGTCTCCGCGCAGCTCAAGGTGGCAAAAGAGCATCACGACGCAATCCGTGAGCGATGCCTGGCAGGTGAGCGCACGAACGCGCTCGCAGCGGAGTTCGGGGTCAGCCGTACCACGATCTACAACATCGCTCACCGGAAAGATTGCTACGCCCCATGACTGACCTCGGCCTCAGTGTTCTCGGCGGTTCTGGCGATGGTTTGCTCGCGCCTG